GCGTCTTCAGAGACAACAGCCATTGGTATGGCAACAAGTCTACCAATCGCATCAGATAATTTTGGATTGTCAGCAACTGTTTCTGCAAGTGCTCCTACAGCAACACCTCCAGCATATTCACCAATCGCAGAACCTATAGGTCCACCAACCATTCCACCAAGTGTTGCTCCCAAAACTCCACCTGATAATTCTGCACCAGCTACTGATTTTTCTTTGATTGTTGATGTGCCATCAGTTTGCGTTGAGATTACTGACCTTGTTTTTAATCCCAAATCAACAACGTCAAAAGCAGCAGCTCCAGCTCCAAGTAATTTTCCGTATTTTCCCAATTTACTCAAATCTGCTTCAGAAATTGCTTCAGCTATAGCCTCTATACCACCAACAGCTTCAACAGCGGATGATCCTATTCTTTTTCCTTTTCGCAGTAATGCTTTTGCTATTCTACCAGATCGAGAACCATGTCTACGTCTTTGATTTGGCTCTGAACTTTCAGAATTATTTTGGTTCCTTCTACGTCTAAAGTTATCTATTCTACGTCTACGTCTTTCGTTTGATTCTGAGTCAGTATTTGATTCTGAATTTGCTTCATATGTGTCATTTGAATTCTCTAAACTCAAATTTGTCCTACGTCTTCTATTTGTCCTACGTCTTTGATTTGAATTCTCAGAATTTCCATAATTAGCACTACGTCTTCTGCGTCGTGACTGCTTTTTCTTTTTTGGTCGTTTCTTACGTCGTTTGGTAGAGTCGTCACTATCCCTATCTAATATTGAATCAAGTGCAGCATCTATTAAAATATCAATCTCGTCCTTATTACCGGCATTTTTATTTTTATTTTTATTCAGGTATACAGGTGCACTCGTCCCTCTTAGTCCCGGTTTACGACGTTCTTTTTTTGGTTGAACCTTTTTCTCAGTTCGACTAAGTTCACGTTCTTTTTTACTAAATGCAGATTGTGCCTTGCGCTCAACCTCAGCCGCCTTTTGATCTTTTGCTCTTTCCCTATCATTGAATGCGGCTTCTCTTCTTTGTAACTCTTTATGCTTCGCAGATTCAATATCAGCCTGTTTTTTCTTTTGAATAGTCTCCTCTTTGGCAATCTTCTTTTGTTGATTGACTAACTCGTTAGATTGCTTAATATTGTTTGTTACAATGTCATCAAATGCGTCAACTAGAGGTGAAAAGTCATCATTACCGCTATCAACATCTTTTGCCTTTGAATATTTTTTTGTAACTTCATTACCTATATTCGAACGCAAAAAACGCAATATTGCCAAAAGAAGATCGTTATTCTTCTTTGTTGATTTTTCAAGTGTGTCAACACTTTTGCTGATTTTTGTTACTTCTTTATCAAAAGCCTTGGTATTGGGGCCCATTACTGAATGTGATTCTTCTTTTGGCATGACTTACTACCTTCTTGACATTGGTATCTTTAAACTCTTTCTATTACCTTTTTTCATGCTATTCTTTACTGCTTCACGTTCTTTAATTTCTTGCAAGTCTTTACTATAGCTTGAATAATAATACATTAGTTCCTTTGCGCTCATCATATCATTGGGTTGTATATGCAAGTGCATTGCTAATGTATAATTCATATCATAGATTAACTTTTCAGAGACACGGGCGAAAAAAGTTGACTGGGTCCAGGTCCAGTCGCTTTTTGTATTGAGTGCCACAACGAGAACATTTGATGGTAATGTATTCATTAACACCATGAATAACTGTTTTTTGTATTTCTTCAGCTTCTTCATACAGTGAAATGTCAGGAAGTTTTTCCAAATACTCAAACTTTTGCTCTAATGTTTCACCATGTTTGATCCACTGTGCGGAGTTTACCAAATATAAATAATCTGGATTATTACTCATTTCTAATAGCTCTCCTAGTATTGACACTCTAGGATAATCAAAGTTTGCAGGTATTCCTGCAAAATCATCATCTAGTGCTACAATGTCAATGTCTGATTGATGGATTAATTGCGCGTTTGGTGAATTACACGCATCGACTTTAACATGAGTACCATCACGTACAACTGCGTTATCTGCACTGATTGGGACAATACTCTTACATTCCCAAGCAACAGATAATGGGGTTTTTGGAAAAGAATGCAGTTTATGCCACATTAAAATAAAGTAAAAATCACCAATAGTTATACGTCTTACTGGCACATCAATTGTTTGATCAATTGCCTTGATTGTGGATTCAACATTTTTTGTTGCAGCAGCTCTTGAAAGTAACTTCAATTCACCTACTGAAAACGGTCTAATGTTGAGTTTTGAGAATTCCCCACTATAGGGAAAAAAATTGGACGGCAGATTTCCAATATCTGCAAATCTTACATCCGCTGAAGTATCTTGTTGCATTGTATTAACCTCTGATTAAAAATTAAGTCGTTAAAGAAATGTGAACACATCACTCATGAAGCTAGATGCTAAATTTGACCATGTGGACGTTTCCAACAGTGTTGAAGTAAATGCTTCTTGAAATGAACCTGCTGATGGTGACTTTAAAAACTTTATTGTTTGATCGTCACATGAAAAAGTTTGTGTGATTTTTACACGATCAGATTGTGAATAGTCTAATGACAAATTACCCGTGTCTGTAGGCCAAACGTTAATAAGTGTAATTTGCATTACAGGTGAATTGTCTGTTGCTAACATTGTAAAAACCATATTACGCTTATAATTTTTTGGCAAATAATAAGCGCCGTATGTACCGCTATCAGAACTCGATGCAGGATAAAGTACTTTGATACTATTTTTCCATCTTACTATCCACTGCATTGTTGACGCAGAAGAGTCCTCGTAAAAGGTTAGACTAAAAGTACTAATAGTCGAAAAGTCTGGGTAGTAGCTAAAAGTACTCGCACCGTGCCAACCTTGTTGCTGATCAATATTAGCAAATGGCAAATCTAAACTTTCCACATATGATGGATCAAGGCCAAACGGAAGACTATCGCAAACCCATTTAAACGTAAATAGTGGGTGTTTATCTGGTTGACTTCTATTTAATAAATGATCAATAGATGTTTTTTCATCATAGCTTGCCATAATGACTGCTTCCTATTTAGAAACCAAATAACGAACCACCACCTTGGGCTTTTCCATTTCCACTATTATCTTGTGTGACTTCATAATAGTCATATGAGAATGATGCAGATAAGCTCAAAGCAGTTGCAGCAGAACCATCAAATGATAGTTCTGGTATTTCTGTAGGCCAAACATTAAACACTTTATATTTTAATGATACTTCACCAATTTGATTATAGATTATCAATTCAGCATTAGTAGCATATCCTGATTTGAATTTACCATGCTGGCTTCTATGATCACGACCCATTTCTTGCCATTTTTCCAATACGCGTGTGATTGTACCTTGCCAATTTTCAACATACTCAACAGACATTGTATGTGAATAGGTTAAACGTCCAGCAAACTCAACAGTATGACCAAATAGGTCATATGTTACCTGTTCAAGTGTCGCACCAGGTTTAATTGCAGTTTTACATTGTAAGCGTAAAGGTTCTGTAGAGTTACTTCCAGGTATTGTTCCGAAGATGAATTCAAAGTTATCCGATAACATTGGATCGGCAATTGTTAATATACTTTCAAGATTAGGTTTTGGCATTGTTATTCTCCCAATTAGCCGTTATTAATTTGACTGAGCGCAAACTTAATGCCACCAGTTTTGGCAACAATAGCATTCAGATGTATACGTTTTGTGGGTAAAGATGGATCAATATAAACATCTAGCACAGTGTCACCACTAGCTACAACTTCAGGTGGATTATTGTCATCATCACATTGTACATAATGAGCATATATTCCGCCCTCACGCTTAATAGGGTCAAGAAAACGTTCTGCCAAGTCTTTTAATCTAGCACGTAAATAAACTGTATTTTGTTCAAATACAGAATATATTGCAGCGGTCGCAATACTCTTTTCAAGCATAATCATTAATCTGCGTACAGAGATTTCAGACAACGATGAAGCTTTACTTTGTAGTGTTGATGATCCCCACACTTTAATGCCAGCGCCATAAATTGTACGTAAAGCATTAATTTGTGAAGCATCTAGTGCATCTCTATCACCTTGATTATATGTGTATCTAAGAGCAAGAATTTCAAGATTTCCTCTATCCATACCGGCAGGTGCTTTCCATACAGAAGCAGTAGCATCGGTTTTTGCATAAATTGCAGCAATATGACCTGACGGCGGTACAAAAATCTTTTGTCCGTTATACTGATCAGCAATATATAAATCAGGTGAATAAATTGCAGAATAGCTACTATTCAAATTTAATGTATTACGACGATAAACAAGAGCATCCTGTACTTTTTGACTGTCGGACGGCATATCAAGAATAGCTACACAGTCCTTACGATATTGACATACTGTATCCATTTTTAATTGCACAGCAACAGATGAGTAGCCACCATTAATTAAAATGTTTACATCTACTTCTTCGGGATCATTGTACAAATCCCAGCCATTGATAATGTCAGATTCTGTAATTAGATCACCATTACTACCAAATGCAAAATCTTCACCATCAACAGCATTAATAATTTTTGCACTTGGATTAAAAGTATATGCGGATGCTGCTCTGTTTAATACAACCGAGATTAAATTAGATTTGCGATTAATCTGCTCTTCAATGTTTAATTGGACACCGAATCCATCCAATTTGTTATTCAGTGTACATAGAAATTTTTCTGCTGGAACTGATGATGGACTAACGTACACTTCAACATAGAATGTATTATCGTCAAAGTCATCAGAAACTGCTGGATAAATCAGTACTGACAAATCATTATTCCAAGTACCTTGATTCTTTCCGTATAGAATAAACAAGTCGTCTGCACTAAATGAATATTCGGTTGCTGGATCAGAATAACCTTGTGTAAATGCGCTAGTAACATTAAAGTTACCTACTTTTTTACATACAACACCACCATACAATGCATTACGTGCTACACGTGTAACCCAGAGTCTTGTACTCTGTTGCAAAAATGCTAGTGCTGCATAGTGCATAAAAGTCAGAGTATTATCTGGTGCACCAAAAGTTTCAATAAAATTACGTGTTGATGTAATTAAGGTTTTCTTATTAACTGGACCCTTATAAGAAGGTCCTACAATTGCTCCGATGCTGGTTGCTGCGGCAGCTACGCGATCGGATATATCCGTTTCGGTAACATATACACCAGCCGAGCTGTGACTGTTTAATGCCATGTTGTTCTCCACTTAACTTAATAGTTTGTGTAACTAAATTAGCTTTTTTACAAAAACAACTAGCAAAAATGGGCGCAATTAAGCACCCATTTGATTTAAAAATATTGTTTTGTTGATTTTTCAAAAGTATTTGTTCTCAAGTCAACAACTAAAGTACTTTTGTAATATTGATGATCTCGCTTACTGCGGAGCATTAAAATTAATGCA